ACTGTTCAGTAAGAAAATTATTTACGTTAAGTCAATATTATAAATATAACGTAGATGATTTATTCAAACAACTAAACTAAAAGGAAAAAAATGTGGCAAAAATATAATCTAAAAAACGGCATAGTCTTAAGCTATAACGAAGAAAAGCATATGTACTATGTAAATAATAACCCTGTAACTTCTGTAACAGGAATTTGCGGCAAAGGCTTACCCAAGCCAAATTTAACTAATTGGTTAGTCTATACACCTTTGAATGAGGCTAAAAGATTAATTAATGATAAGTTAAATATTAATGAGCCTTTAGATAGAGCAGAATTAGAAAGAATTTTTAAAACTGCTAAAGAAAAAACAAATAAGATCAAGGAAGATGCTGGACTTATAGGCGGTATCGTTCACGGACTTATTGAAGATTATCTAAAGGGTAAAGAAATTCCAAAACAATCTGACAAAGCAGTAGTAAATTGCTGGAACACTTTTTTAGATTGGTGGAATAAACAAGAGTATAAGGCGGTTGAAATAGAGAAAAAAATCTTTTCTCTTAAGCATAACTTTGCTGGTACTCTTGATCTTATCGTAAAAGATAAGAAAGGAAACCTTGTTTTAATTGATATTAAGACAAGTAATCATATATCATTTGACTATTATTTGCAGTTAAATGCGTATAGATTTGCATATGAGGAAGAAACTAATCAAAAAATAACATCTTCTTACGTGGTAAGATTACCAAAAAAAGATGGAGATATTGAGATTAGAGAAATACCTCTTAATAGAAAACTGTTCAATGCTTTCCTTGGAGCAAAATATATAGTTGAACAAATGGAAGCAGTTGGACAATAACATAGGAGAAACTGATGGCATATAATAGACCACAGTACAACAATAACTACCCTAAGAAAAATTATAGTAATAATAATTCTAGTGGTAGCAATGGCGGATCAGCTAAACTTACAACATCAAAAAAAGATGGTTGTATATTAGTTGTAACTTTGAATAATCAAAATCTTGTTTTAAAAGGTTTTTACAATTCAAAGGCAAACGAGTGGAAATTGTTTCCTTATTACGATAAGACAAAAACAAATCCACAATTTAATCAGCCTAAACAACAATCGTATCAACGTGATGAAATGGACGATGAATTGCCAAATGAAATGAAGCAATGGCAAAATAGTCCAGCACCTGATACAGACTTTAATCCTGATCAATACGAAAAAGAATTAGGTTAATGTCAGATCAAGAGTTAGCAAAGTACATACAAGTTAGACCTATGGAGTATGACCCTCATAGAATCATAGCTTACATTGATGCTTTAGATAAAAGATGTATCAAAGCTGAAATTGAATATGATAATGTGAAAGATCAGCTCGAGGAAATGTATGACTATGTGGTATTAGAAAAAATGACAAATAAATCTGTTTCTGTATCACAAGCTAAAGTTGAAGCTACAAATGATGAAAGATATAAGAAAGTTAAACAAGAACTTTCTAATAAGAAAAAAATATATCTTATAGCAAAATCTGAATCTAAAAATGGACACAGTTATTGCGATCATTTAAAACAAAAATCTATTAACGAATTAGCAACAGAGAAGCTAACTAGAAATTGATAGTTTGTGTGGGGAGCAATCCCCACATAACCCCACCTAATGTCTTGTTATCTCATATTGAGTTATATCTGTTTTTTCAGTAATTTGTTCAAAGGTATAATTATAATTAATCAAATTTAAATCCATCTGACTTTTAATGTATTTGATCGTGTTATCTATTTTAGGAAACATAGGATATATATCTACAAAGGTCATACAAACATAACTGCCGTAAGGATTGTTTTCAGCTTCTACTTGTACTTCTAAATAAGTTATTACTGCGTCAGTATTCATTATGACACAATAGTTTATTTTTAAATGAAATGCTATTTTCTTTTAGTATTAATTATATCAGTAGCTTTTATTCCATAAATTGCCGCTACGACACTGACCCACAAACCAACTATCCACCAAGGCATTGCTTCTAATTTTTCAAAATACAAATCTATTTTTTGTTGCATTTTTTCATCTTCCGCAAACACAGACCAAGCTAAAAGAAACAATGGCGAACTAAGTACTAAAAGTACAAACTCGTCTTTCCAGTCTCCCTTTTGACGATCAAATGCTTTACCAGCATATTCAATTTCGCCACGTTTCATCTTCTCTGCGTGAAGTAATTCTGCTTCTGAAATAGCAATTTTTGTTTTTTGTCTATTCTTATAAATTTCTGCACCTGTTTTGAATAAAGTAGGAAGTAAATTAAACCACATCTTTTTGTACAAATCCTCTTAACATATCTAAACAATGTATTGCTTTTTCTATGTCTTGGATTTTCCCTTTTTTATCTTTGTTTTTAATTAAACATCTTGTTGTGTATTTTATAACTTTAGTTTGACAAGCATTTAGATTGTTAACCATACAATACTCAATAGGCTGTATTTTAAGCGATTTGTACCAGTCCCCTGCCACTTGGTCGGAAAGTGGAGCAATCGTGCTGTGCGAGGCTGTATGGCTCTTTAAAAGGGTGTTTTTTAGCTTATTATTGCTCATACTATCTGTTTTATCCAATCGCCCTTAGAATTAAGAACCATTGGCAGTAATCTAGGTACACCATTTAAAATGATACCGCAACCTAAAATAAATCTAGTTTTAAAATTTTTTGCGTACTCAAAAGCCATATTTTTTTGATCAATCATACAACCAACATTCATAGCAAAAAACAAATTATCTGGATTTGCCCAGTAAGAAATTAAAAACTTCGTATGATAATGACCTTGTACTGCTGACATACCCATAGTTTGAGAAACCTTTAATATATCTGCACTTCTTCCGTGTGTAAAAAAACATCTTTGACCATTTGACATTGTTAAAGTTAAATCGTCTATCCATTTCCATTTCTTTGTTCCTAAAAATTCTCCATAATCTTTTAAAAATTCTTTTGACATTCCATATTTTAAAGCACGTCTATAAACTAAACTAGAATGGTTTGAATCTACTTCTGTAACATTTGGAAATATTGATTCTAATTCTTTTATATAAACTCTTGCGGCTTTTAATTCGTGTCCAGCAGAAAACAAATCTGGGTTGTGAGAGTGCATTGAGATTGCGTGAAAGTCTAATAGGTCTCCAATATTAACTACAAAATCTGGATTAAATTCTTTTTTGATTGCTCGTAAAAAGTTTATAGAATCTTTGTGATGATATGGCACGTGCATATCACTAATAACCAAAATTTTTTTGTAAGACATATACTAATGCTTGTACAATTATTTCGAGAATAAGTAAAGCAATTGAGCTATAACTAGAATTGCAACAGAACTAATTCCATAAATTATCCAATTTGTAAATGTGTCAAATTTTTGATCTAACTTTTCATCTAACTTATTTAAATCTTCGTGCATGTGTTTAAGATGATTTGTTTTAATAATATTGATTTCTCTTTTTACTCCTGTCAAATGCCCATACAAAGCTATTAAATGTTCGCTAGTTGTTTTAGGATTTTTTGCCATTAGCTTTGTACTATTTTCTCTAGGATTAATTGAAACCCAGCAGAAATAGAAGTTGTAGCATCTGCTTTTGCTCTCATTTCTAAATCTGATTTTTCTGATAAAATTTCTGGTACTAAATAGTCTTTTCTAAAAGGTGTTCCAAATGATGTAACTAATGATTTAGTTTGAAAAGTATTTCCATTTAAAGGTCTTTGCATAAATTTAACCTCAACTTCTTTTTGCTTACTTGTTCCAACATCAATAGACATTAGATAACCTTTATAATTTCTAGGAATTGAATAAACAGCTTGAAGTGATTGTCCATAACCAACATCAACTATTGAAACAGGAAGTGAATCAACTGTTGTTGTAATTTTACCAACATTAACAATTCCTGTATTAGCATTTTCTAATACTGATCTAAATACTCTTATAAAAGATGTTGTAGAAGCTGAACCACCTACTGTAATAACCTCATCAGCTAAATCCCAATTCGAATCTAAGCCATAAATATGAACTAAGCTATCATTATCATCTGTAGAAGTAGATGTTGCTACTGCTGTAGTTGCAGTTGTAGGGTAAGCATATAAATCACCATTTTCCCATATTGTTTCAAATACTGTTCCTACTGCTGTGTTGTATCCAAATTTTTGAACTCCTGAAAAATTATTAACTAATCCTTTTTGAATTGCTAATCCTAATGGAATATTATTATCAGATATAAAACTCATTATTTTTTCTTTCTTTTAGCTTTTCTCGCAACTGATAAAGCAATTGCAACAGCTTGTTTTCTTTTTTTACCAGCTTTCATTTCTCTTTTAATATTATAAGAGATTGACTTTTTGCTATATCCTTTTTTTAAAGGCATTAGTATTTTTTCTTTTTTGTTTTATGTTTAGCACCTTTCATTAGCTTACCATCTGGCATTCTATGATAACCTTTAGGTGTTTTTTTGTTTTTCTTTGGCATAATTAACTCCAAGGTTTATATTTTGTTTTACCATCTTCTCTATATGCAATCAATGCTTGATTTTTATTTTGTTCTCTTGAATAAGAACAATGTACCCAGCCTGAATTAGCTTCGCCTTTTTTATAGAACTCTAAAATTAATTGATTAAATTCTAAATTACCTTTTATCCAAGAAGCTAATATCTCATTATCAATTCCCCATATTTCAAAATCTGCGGCGGCAGAATAATTATCAGCACAATGTTCAGAATTAATACTTGAGCCTATTTCAATATTTAATTGAGCACAACGAAAACCACTACGAATAATTAAAGGCTTATCAAAATGTGATCTAATAGGCTGTAAAATATTTGTAGTTAAAGCCTTTATGTTTTCAATTTGTTCTGGAGAGGGATTATTATTTATATCTTTTCTTTCAGCAACATCGCTTTTGATTAATTCATCTAAAGTAAAGTTTGCTGATAGTTTCATAATTAACGAGCAGTTGTTGGTACTCCATTTGTGCCTGTGAGTGGCTCACTTGCAAATGCCATATAGATATATCCTTGACCTGAACCATTTGTTCCAGCATTTGTTTCTCTTAATTTAAAACCATTAGATAAAAAATCAATATTTGAACCTGTTGTATCTTCTGCAAAATCACCTGATGGATATAATATATAATTTGCAGGATTATAACCTATTCTTTTGTTGTCAAATATTCTCCAATTTTCTAAAGCACCTTTAGCTTTTATTAAAACAAAAGCTGGTTTAAATCCTGTGTAAACAAATGTTCCATTAACATTAGAATTTCCACTATACAATCCAAATTTTGAAAATCCTTTTACCTCTGAAAAACAGTAAGTTATATATTCAACTCCTGTTGAGTTTGTGTTTCCATTTGCACTGTTAATAGTAAAAAAAGAAGAAGTAGGTGCTGTATCATTCCATATTCCTGAATTTGTACTTTCATAATCTGTTGTGTTTAATTTTAAAAATTTAGTAAAACCTATTGAACTATGTCCAACAAACCAATCATTTGCACCTGATATTGATTTATTAATTAAAACTTTTGGTGCAGTAGAAAGACCGTGACCAACATTTCCAGCACTTCCTGTACCAGTATATTTAACAATAGAAAAACCAGCAGTATCATTTGCTGAAACAGTAGATGCTATAGAGCCATCTGTGTTTGATACTCCAGCACCATTTGCTTTCCAGTTCCAAGATGCGTATGTTGCAGTATTAAAATTAATGTAATTACTTGAATCTACTCCCAAAGTAAATCCATCACTATCAAATGATGTTAAAGCATCTGTTATAGTATTTTCAGCATTAGTTAAATTAGATGCTAATCGTTTAGTAACACCTCTAACACTATCAAACAAAGAATGTTGTGCAGAAGAATCTCTCCTTTTAAACCAAATTAAATCTGGTTGAAAACCAACACCTGTAATTGAAGTAGATGTATTATTACCTGTATAAAGTTTAGTATTAAAATATTCGCTAGGTTTATTTATCTGTGCCATTATGCATACTCCTGTTCGTTAATGTTCTTCGTACATAAAGCATAGTAACCGCTTGGTACTGTGTATTCAAAAATTCCTAAACCGCTTTCATCTGATGTTGCTGATGATACAGGTGTTGTGCCA